TGATGGAGCGCACCAACGACGTGATCTGGCGACCTCAGCCGTATACCGCAACGTCGATCAACGGCGCGCCCCGTACCGACATCTCGGCTCAGTTCATCGACTTCACGCAGCTTGCCGTTCCGGCGACGCTCGGCTTCAATAAGACCGTGCCGTTCGCCTTGGACGCCAAGGAACTGCGTATCCAGATTAACGAGGGTCGCCTTGGCGATTCTGCCAAACAGAAGCTAGCGTCGGATATCAACGTGGCGATCATGAACGTCGCTGCGAACCAGTCCACCGTTGTGGTGGCTCGCTCGAACGCTGCGGGCGGTTATGCTGACGTGGCTGAGTGCGACGCTGCGTTCAACGAACTTGGCGTCCAGATGTTTGACCGCTATCTTGCGCTCTCCTCGCGCAGCTACAACGGGATGGCCTCGGACCTCGCAGGCCGCGAGACGATGACCGGCAAGCCCACCACTGCTTACGAGCGTTCCTTTGTCGGCACCGTCGCTGGCTTCGAAACCTACAAGATGGATTATGCCAACCGCATTCTGGGCAACGCGACCCCGAGCGGCGACATCACCATCAACGGTGCGAACCAGTATTACACTCCGGCTGCGACTTCGACCGCAGGCACGGGTGAGACGGCGAACGTCGACAACCGCTATCAGTCGCTAAACGTGACCCTAGCGGCTGGCGCTGTTCTGCAGGCTGGTGATTGTCTTACCATTGACGGGGTGAACTCGGTTCATCACATCACCAAGAATGACACCGGCCAGCCCAAGACCTTCCGCGTCATTTCGATCACGTCGGGCGGTGGCACGGCGGGCAACAACACCATCGTCATCTCGCCCCCGATCATCTCAAACGGCGGCTCGACCGATGCTGAGGCCCAATATCAGAACGTAACGGCCACTCCGGCCAACGGCGCGACGGTTGACGTGATGAACGTCGATGCGGCGGACATTAACGTGTTCTGGCAAAAAGACGCTCTGGAAATCCTGCCGGGTCGCTATGCAATCCCCACCAACGCTGGTGTGGACATCATACGCGGCGCAACGGACCAGGGCCTTGAACTGGTCATGCAGAAGTTCTACGACATCAACACCGCCGTCACGAAGTATCGTCTCGATACCTTCTTCGGCGTGGTGAACAAGCAGCCCGAAATGTCGGGTATCCTGCTGTTCAACCAGGTGCCGTGATCTTCCGGGGGGGCGAAGAAACTCGCCCCCATCACCTTGAACGAGGGACAGTGATATGCCACTCAAAAAAGGCTACAGCCGCAAAAGCATTGGCAAGAACATCTCAACGGAAGAGAAGGCTGGAAAGCCGCGCAAGCAGGCTATCGCCATTGCTCTCAGCACGGCACGCAAGGCCGCTGAGAAGGCGGGCAAACCTTCCAAGGAGCCAAAGCGGAGAAAAAAATGACCACGATGCTCTATCAATCGCCCGGCCCGAAGACCCGGCCTGATGGCACCTACGGGTGGAAGATTTTTGACGACGGAGATGTTGAGGCGGCGCTGAAAGCTGGGTGGCACAAGACCCCGCTCGAAGCGATCAAGGCTGCCTCCAAGCCTGTCAATGAAAAGCCCAAGCCCAAGCGCAACCGCAAGCGCGCTAGGACTGACGATGGCCAGTTCCAAGCTGACGATCCGGCAACGCCTGCCGTCAACGAGGCGTGGGAGGAATAAGGCATGGCCTACACAAAGCGCGACATCATTAACATGGCCTTCGGGGAAATCGGGCTTGCGGAGTATGTGTTCGACCTGACCCCGCAGCAGCTTGAGAGCGCGCTTCATCGGCTCGATGCTATGATGGCGACATGGAACGGCAAGGGCGTGCGGCTCGGCTATCCGCTGCCGTCCTCGCAGAAATCAAGCGATTTGGACCAGCTCACCGAGGTTTCCGATTTCGCCATTGAGGCGATGGCTCTTAACCTTGCTGTGCGGATCGCGCCGGGATACGGCAAGACCGTTTCGCCGGACACGAAGGCTTCCGCCAAGAACGCCTATAACCAGATCATCGCGCAGTCGGCAAAGCCGATTGAGATGCAGCTAGACAACATGTCCATCCCGAGTGGTGCGGGGAACAAGGGCTATCGCTACTACGGCGGTCCTTTCTTGCGCCAGCCCACCGATCCGCTGACGGCTGGCCCGGACAGCATTCTTGACTTGGAGAGTTAATCCGATGACCAGCATAAACAAGCTATCCGCTCTCGACAGCCTTTCGCCGGGGGATCAACTGGCGGTCTGGACGCCCAGTCAAGGCGATACTCGCAAGGCCGCACTTAGTCTGCTCACCAGCTACCTGCAAGGCGCACTGGTGCTGCCTGGGGCGCTGACGACGCAGTATGCCGCGCCCAGCGCATCGCCTTTCTCAGTGACCGTCGCGCAGGGCTACACATGGCTGCTGCTGACGCCCACCGGAACGCTGGCGGCTGGAACGATCGTTCTGCCTTCTGCACCAGACGACAAGGCTGAGGTAAGCGTCAACTGCACGCAGATCGTCACGGCGTTGACCGTCTCGGCTGGCGGCACGACTGTAACTGGTGCGCCGACGACCCTAGCCTCGGCCAATGAGTTCTTCACCATGCGCTATGATGCAGCAACGGCGGCTTGGTATCGGGTGGGCTAATGCAAATCCCGATCCTCAATGGCATCTTCACCGACAGCAGCCCGAACTTTCGCACCAGCTATCCGGTGAACTTGGTCCCGGTCCCGAAGTCGACCGGGATTTCGGAAGGCTATTTGCGGCCGGCTGATGGGATCGTGAAGACCGGCGATGGTCCTGGATCAAACCGTGGCGGGCTGAACTGGAACGGGGTGCTCTATCGCGTGATGGGCACAAAGCTTGTCACGGTGGCGCAGGACGGCACGGTGACGGTGATCGGCAATGTGGGCTCCGGGGGCCGCGTGTCGTTCACTTACAGCTTCGACTATCTGGCGGTTACGTCTGGTGGTCGGCTCTATCTCTACGACGGCACAACGCTGACGCAGGTTACCGATCCTGATCTTGGCGTGGCGCTAACGGTGGTCTGGGTCGATGGCTACTTCATGACGACCGACGGCGAGTTCCTTGTGATCACGGAACTGAACAACCCATTCGCTGTGGACCCGCTTAAGTATGGTTCCTCGGAGGCTGATCCTGACCCGGTGAAGTCGCTGCTAAAGCTGCGGAATGAAATATATGCATTGAACCGGCACACGATCGAGGTGTTCAATAACACCGGAACGACGGGATTTCCATTTCAGCGCATTCCAGGGGCACAAATCCAAAAGGGCACGCTAGGCACGCATACATGCTGCGTGTTCGGTGAGAACATCGCCTTCATGGGCAGCGGCACAAACGAAAGCGTTTCGGTGTGGGCCGGAGCCAACGGCACGGCGCAGAAGATCGCAACCCGCGAGATTGAGGAAATCCTTGCGGGCTACACCGAGACGCAGCTTTCGGCCGTGTTCATGCAGGAGCGGACAGAGGGAGCGCATCAGTTCCTCGAAATCCACCTGCCTGATCAGACGCTCGTGTTCGACGCTGCGGCATCTCAGGCGCTAGGCAAGCCGGTGTGGTTCTTCCTTCGCACGTCGGTTGTCGGGCTTGGCCGGTGGGCTGTCTGCGATGCGGTTTGGTGCTATGACCGCTGGAACGTCTGCAAACCTGGCGAAACCGATGTGGGCTATCTCAACAAGAACGTAGCAACGCACTGGGGCCAGACTGTCGGCTGGGAGTTTGGCACGATGATCCTTTACAACGAGGGGCGCGGCGCGATTGTTCACGAACTGGAACTTGTATCTCTGACAGGCCGCGTGCAGCCCGGAGCGGACCCGACAGTTTGGACCAGCTATTCGGTGGATGGTCTTACCTACAGCGTGGAGAAGCCAGCCCGTGTCGGCACTCTGGGCCAGTATGACAAGCGCGTGGTTTGGCTGCAGCAAGGCCACATGCGGAACTGGCGGTCGCAGAAGTTCCGGGGGACGAGCGAGGCCCAGCTTGCGATGGCACGGTTGGAGGCGCGGGTTGAACCGCTGGCGTTCTGATGGCTGATCCGACCCCGCTCAACCGAAACCAGATCGCCCGCTTTGTCGGGAATGACCCGGACGCGATCCGGGCGATTGAACGTCTGTTTCAGGTGGCAGGGCAACTGACGCCAGCGGACATCGCGACGCTGACGCAACTCATCCTCGACAACAGCTATGCGGTGGGCGCTGCCGACAACAAGGCAGAGGTGGCGCAAGCCGATGCGACAGATGCCAAGCGGCTGGCCGATCTCCTGGCGATGGCACCGATCCGCGAAACGCACAATTCGATTGCGACGGATTACATCGATTTGAACCCCAACGCGCCGCACTTTCATCAAAAGGCGCGTCTGTCATGGCACCAGACTGAGCAGACAGCCGAGATCGGCATGGAGTATGGCGTCACTCAGCAGATCGGGCTTGAGTATTATGCGCGGGTTGAGAACGCGACCGGCGTGACGATCCCGAAAGGATCAGTGGTTGGGCTCGCTGGTGTGGGACCGGGCAACGTGCTTTCGGTTACGCCCTATCTTGCAGATGGCTCGTCTCCGTCGCTCTCCGTCCTCGGCGTGATGGCGCATGACCTGCCGAACGCAGCAGAGATTGGCTATTGCTCGGTCTGGGGACATATTGAGGGGATCAACACGACAGGCACGCCGGTTGGCGAGACCTGGAACGTGGGTGACATCCTCTATGCCAACCCATCAACCGCAGGTGCCTTTACAAACGTAAAGCCAACGGCACCTGAAAACGTGATCCCGGTGGCAGCAGTGCTCGCGGTCGACGCGACCGATGGCGCTATTTTCGTGCGCCCGACGATAGAGCAGCAGAAATACTATGGCGAGTTCACAAAGACAGGAGTATCAACATCTCCGGCTGTGGCCAACACGTCCTATGCTGTGTCGTGGGACAACACCGAAATCGCCAATGGCATCAGCATTGTCTCTGGCTCGCAGCTTACCTTTGTGCAGTCTGGCCTTTATCAATTCGACTTGACCTTGCAGCTTCAAAGCAACAGCGGCGTAGATAAAAACGTCATATTCTGGTTCAAGAAGAACGGAACAAATATCGCGAACACGGCTCGGATCATCACTGTTTCTGTGAACACTGCTTACACGCCAATCTCACTGGCTGAGTTCTTCAGCTTGGACGCAGGCGATTACATTGAGCTTTGGTGGCAAGCAGACAGCACGAA